CTCAACTTAGAGAAGAGTGGAATGGATTTCGTGTTTGCTCAGAATGCTTTGAGCCAAAGCATCCGCAACTAGAACCTGTACGTCATTTAGCAGACCCGGAAGCATTGCGTCATCCTAGGCCAGATGTTCCTGCGAGTATTGTTGCAGGCGCTGGTGTTGTACGCACAATAGATGCAAATAGCGTGATGTCTGTCACTGGTGATGTGATAGGCAGCGAGTTCTCTCAAGAAGCTGCTACAGGCGAAATAGGCACAGTAACGGTGGTCATATCATGAGCTTTACACTAGCTACACTTAAATCCACAGTTCAAGATTATTGTGAGACTGCAGAAACAACTTTTGTTGCTGACTTGAATACGTTCATCAAAGAGGCAGAAGAGCGCATTCTCAAAAACGTCGAGCTCCCTGTGTTTAGAAAGAACGTCACAGGTACAGCTGCAGCGAGCAACACATATCTTTCTACGCCTACAGATTTCTTGGCACCATACAGTTTGGCTGTCATATCTAGCAGTGCGTACATTTACTTGCTGTTTAAGCATGTGTCATTCATTAGAGATTACACGCCTAACCCGGCAACCACTGGCACGCCTAAATACTACGCACTGTTTGATGACACAACATTTATCTTAGGCCCAACACCTGACTCTACATTTACTTTTGAACTGCATTACAAGTATCGCCCTGACTCGCTGACTGCAGGATCTGACAGCGGCACGACTTGGTTATCTACCAATGCGCCTGATGCTCTGTTGTATGGCACGTTGGTAGAGGCAGCAACATTCTTGAAGATCCCTGAAGAAGTTGCACAATACGAACAACGATTCATCGCTGCAGTGGCTGCTTTGAAAAAGTTGGGTGAAGGGTATGGCGCACGAGATGAATCTAGGTACGATATTAGTAGAGCGTAATTGTGTTTTTTAGTGAGCAACAAAGTGAGATAGGTAATGTCTCTATCACCACAACAAGCCACAAAGGTCATGACCCTGAGTTTTGGGCGCAAACGATAGCGGATCGTGTTGTGAGTGTTGGAGGCAATTGTCACCCTATGATTGCAGAGCAAGCCGAAGCGTTCAAAGATGCAGTCAGGGCAACAGCTTTGTACTATATTAAAGAGGCTATTAAGAGTGATAGAACCACACTTATTGGCGAGTTAGAAAAACAGGGCCAAAGCGAAATGGCTAATATAATCAGGAGGCTATAATGGCTATTACGACAGCACTATGCACCAGTTTTAAACAAGAGCTTATGGAAGCAGTTCATAACTTCAAGAACTCTGGTGGTAGCACGTTCAACCTTGCTTTGTACACTAGCTCTGCAAGTTTAGGTGCTGGCACGACTGCTTACACAACTTCAAATGAGGTGAGTGGCACGAACTACACCGCAAAAGGTGCTTCGCTTACGCGAGTTGATCCGAGCACATCAGGAACTACAGCACTCACAGACTTCGCCGATCTGACATTTTCAAATGCAACAGTGACTGCGAATGGAGCACTTATATTCAATGACTCTGCTTCTGGTGACCCGGCAGTATGTGCATTAGCTTTTGGTGCCGATAAGACATCGACTGCTGGTGATTTCACCATTCAGTTTCCTGCAGCTGATGCATCTAACGCGATAATAAGAATCGCTTAATATGTTGTGGCTCAACAAGCTCAACAGAGGCGTATGACTGAAGAAGAGTATTTAGAATGGGTCAAACAACAACAAGATCAAAGTCATAATCAATAGGACTTAACGTGTGGCGAATGTTACTGGCTGGGGTAGAGGCACTTGGGGCCAAGGCACATGGGGTGAACCAATCCCAGTTGTTGTCACGGGTGTCGCAGGGACTTCAGCCGTTGGCACAGTTACAGTTGCGGCAGCAGCTAATACTTCGGTTACAGGCGTTGCAGGAACGAGCGCAGTTGGATCTGTCACCGTTGCGGCAGCGGCTAACACAAGCGTCACAGGCGTTGCAGGCACAAGTGCAGTTGGTTCAGTCACGGTTACAGCAGCCGCTAATGCGTCAGTTACAGGCAATGTCGGAACGTCTGCAATCGGCACGATCACCGTTGACGCGGCAGGAACAGCCGTTGTCACAGGCGTTTCTGGAACGGCATCAGTCGGATCGATTACGACAGACGCCGCAGCAAATGTATCCGTTACAGGTAACGCTGGTACGTCTGCGCTTGGTACTATCTCGCTGGTTACAAACAACACGATCAGTGTTTCTGGGTTTGAACTTACATCAGCGATTGGAACTGTCACTGCGACTGCAGCGGCTGACGTTGCTGTTACAGGTGTGTCTGCTGATGGTTTGTGTGGCGGCGCGTTGGTTTGGGGAAAAATTATACCAGGCCAAGATTCAAGCTGGTCTATTATTGATGACAGTCAAACACCGAATTGGGAAGAGGTAGCTTAATATGGCAACTTATGTAAACGACTTACGGCTCAAAGAAATCGCCACTGGAGATGAATCCGGGACATGGGGCACGAGTACAAATACTAACCTCGAGCTAATTGCAGAGGCATTTTCCTTTGGCACAGAGGCAATTACCACAAATGCAGACACGCACACTACTACGATTGCTGATGGTAGCACTGATCCTGGGCGCTCTATTTTTCTCAAGTACACTGGAACCCTTGATTCTGCTTGCACCATAACTATTGGCCCAAACACTGTTAGCAAACTCTGGCTTATAGAGAACGCTACCAGCGGCTCACAGACGATCATCATTAAGCAGGGAAGTGGGGCTACGATCACAGTTCCTAATGGTCAGACCAAAGCAATTTACAGCGACGGTGCTGGCTCTGGCGGTGCGATGGTTGACGCCTTCCAAGACCTGTCTATTCCTGATCTGTTCATTGACGATGACCTGACGTTTACCTCTGACAGCGCAGTCATTACTTTTGGTGCAGATGGCGATACCACACTCACGCACACAGACGGATCTGGCCTTACGCTGAACAGCACCAATAAGATCATGTTTAATGACGCGAGCCAGTTCATTCAAGGCTCGTCTGCCACGGTCTTGTCGCTGGGTGCGACGGATGAGATCGACCTGACTGCCACGGCGATGGACTTCAACGGCACTGTTGCTATCTCTGGCGACACGACGATAGAAGATGGCGCAGACCTTATCACTGCAACCGCAGGAACCTCTAACACCCGTATAGGTGTCAATACAGGTAACAGCATCACCTCTGGCGGCAACTATAACGTGCTGGTGGGCGATGAAGCGGGTACGGCTTTGACTACGGGTGATAACAACGTAGCCATAGGTTTTGAGGCTCTAAACTCAGAAGATGCTAATGGCGATAACGTAGCAGTCGGATATCGTGCATTAAAAACTCTTAACGCTGGTGCTGACGGTTTTAATACAGCAGTAGGATATTTGGCTGGTACAAATATGACTACTGGTTTAGAAAATGCTGTGTACGGTAGTTTTGCGGGTGACGCTCTAACTGATGCAGATTATAACGTAGCACTAGGCGGATCTGCTTTAAGTAACGATACTTTAGGGAGTCAGTCCACCGCTGTTGGGTTTGGGGCTTTAGGCGGACAAAACTTCACTACGGCTACAAATACTCTTAATACAGGGGTTGGATATCTTGCAGGTAACGACATCACCACGGGAATTAACAATGTAATAGTGGGTGGCCTAGCAGGTGACGCTCTTACAGATGCTGATTTTAACGTAGCACTAGGCACCCACGCATTAACAGCAGACACACTTGGTAGCAAATCAACTGCCCTTGGGTATTTTTCATTGGGCAATCAAAACTTCACCACGGCTACCGACAGTTTCAACACGGCGGTTGGGTATCATGCAGGACTAGCAGTCACTACGGGAATCAAAAACGTGATCGTCGGAGGTCAGGCAGCGGACGCTTTGACAACAGGTTCTTACAATGTTGCGATTGGCGATTTCGCTTTAAGCACTGATGACGTAGGTAGTCGTAGCGTTGCTGTTGGAGCAAATGCTTTATTTGCACAAAATTATGCGACAGCCACGGATGGCTACAATGTAGCGGTAGGCATGAACGCGGGTCTGTCAGTCACCACGGGGATTCAGAATGTCTTGATTGGCGGTCTCGCAGGTGATGCAATTACAGATGCGGATTTCAACACCGCTGTTGGTCACGGCTCATTAAGCCAAAATGTTTTAGGTAGTAAAAATACGGCTCTTGGAACTTTTTCTCTCCTTAATGTAAACCCTGCTACTGCCGCTGATACACTTAACGTAGGCGTAGGTTACGGGGCAGGACAGAACGTCACCACGGGAGTTGAGAACACCATAGTCGGGGGTCTTGCTGGCGATGCCCTTACCACGGGGTATCAAAACGTAGCGATGGGCTACGAATCTCTAACAGCAGATACCAAAGGTGTTGCGACTGTTGCGATAGGTGTTTCTGCACTCAAAAACCAAAACCACACCACAATTACAAGCACATATAATACTGCCGTTGGATATGTGGCTGGTAGGGATACGACTACGGGACTCCGTAACACGTTTGTCGGTGCTTTGGCTGCTTATGATGGTGCAAATGGTAATGACAATACTATTGTGGGTTATGCTGCTGGACAGAATAACACGGGAACCCAAAACACCCTAGTGGGCAGTCTAGCAGGAGATGCTCTTACAACAGGAAGTCAGAATGTTGCTTTGGGGTATCAATCGTTATCTACAGA